ATCTTGTTGTGGCAACAAAGTTTGGAACGGCTTCCAATCTTGTTAAAAAGGTGAAACAGATTATCAAGAATCTGCCTCCATGGATGTCAACGGCAACTATATCTATCGATAACCGTTCTTCATTCGAGCTGTCCAACGGATCGCAGATTAAAGCGTCATCCACCTCTGGAGACGCCGGCCGCTCCGAAGCCCTATCACTTTTAGTCGTCGACGAAGCAGCCCACGTTGAGGGACTCGAAGAGCTGTGGATGGGGCTCTATCCCACTCTTTCTACTGGTGGTAGATGTATTGCCCTGTCCACACCAAACGGTGTAGGAAACTGGTTCCACAAAACCTTCGCAGATTCAGACGAGAATCGTAATGATTTTTATTCTACCACTTTACAGTGGGATGTCCACCCTGATCGCGATGCAAGCTGGTTTGAAAAAGAGACAAAGAACATGTCTGTCAGGGACATTGCACAAGAATTAGAGTGTTCGTTTCTAACATCCGGCGAGTCTGTTATTCACCCACAGGACATTTTGCGTCTGGAGGAGGCAGTTGTTGAGCCAAAATATAAAACTGGCTTTGATAGAAATTTGTGGATTTGGGAAGAGTTTAATCCTGGCAATTCATATCTTCTCGTGGCTGATGTTGCCCGTGGCGACGGAAAAGACTTTTCCGTGTTCAACGTTGTTAAGCTTGAGACAATGGAAGTTGTTGCTGAATACCAAGGAAAGCCTACATTAGAATCTTTTGCAATGATTTTAAATACCAGCGGGAGAGAATATGGAGATTGCATGTTGGTGGTGGAAAACAACAACATTGGTTTCAATATCCTAGAGAAGCTGATAGAAATCCAGTATCCCAACTTATATTACTCCAATAAAGGATCTCATGAATATATTGATCCCCTTGTTGCAGAAACAAAATCTTCAGCCATTCCGGGCTTCACCACATCTATGAAGACGCGCCCACTGATTATAGCAAAATTAGAAGAATATATCAGAAATAAACTACTTAAAGTATATTCTGTGCGTCTAATTAGCGAAATGCGAACATTTGTATGGAATAATGGACGCCCACAGGCAATGCGTGGATATAATGATGATCTCATGATGTCTCTTGCCATAGCGTGTTGGGTGCGGGATACTGCAATACTTACCAATAGTAGAGCGGTGGAATATAGCAAGGCTTGCTTGGATTCAATGATTGTGGCAAATACAAAAATAAATACTAAAATTCCTGGACAAATGGGTTATAATAGATCATTAGATATTGATGCAAGGAAGAGAGACGAAGCTTCTCTCAAAGATTACCAAGATTTTATGTGGTTATATAAAGGATAAAAGATGGCAGATAAATCAAGAAACCCAAGAAACCCCGCCTCTGGACTTTTTAACAGATTAACGAGACTATTCTCAGGCCCCATCGTCAACCGACGAACGCAGATGTACAGGCAGCAACGAAGAAAAGATCTCAACAAATATAAATATCAGTTTAAATCCGCCAGTGGGCTGCAGTTTAAGAAGTCCACCTATAATCCGTTCGATGTCATGCAGACAAATCAGATTTCAAACCAGAACCGCGCAGAACGGTATATGGATTTTGATCAAATGGAGTATACTCCAGAGATTGCCTCGTCATTGGATATCTATGCTGATGAGATGACAACATTTTCTGAGATTCAAGAAATGCTCAAGATTAGGTGCACCAACGAGGAGATTAAAACGATCCTCACATCATTGTATGAGAACGTGCTTAACTTACAATTCAATATGTTCGGCTGGTGCCGAACGATGTGTAAATATGGTGACTTCTTTTTATACCTTGACATCGACGAAGCCGAAGGGGTAAAGAGCGTTATTGGGCTACCCCCACAAGAAGTAGAGAGGCTCGAAGGAGAAGATCCAACAAACCCGAACTACGTCCAGTTCCAGTGGAACTCAGGTGGATTAACTTTTGAAAATTGGCAGATGGCACATTTTCGCATTTTAGGAAACGACAAGTATAGCCCTTATGGAACTTCGGTTCTTGAACCAGCCAGGAGAATCTGGCGGCAATTACTATTACTCGAAGATGCAATGATGTCTTATCGCATTGTACGCTCACCAGAAAGACGAGTCTTTTATATTGATGTCGGAAACATTGCTCCACAGGATGTCGAGCAATATATGCAACGAGTCATGACTCAGATGAAACGAAATCAAATTGTCGATGCACAAACCGGAAGGGTAGATTTGAGATATAATCCTCTGTCGGTAGAGGAGGACTATTTTATGCCCGTTCGTGGAGAATCTTCTTCAAAGATCGAATCTCTCCCCGGCGGCACCTTTACTGGTGACATCGACGACGTTAAATATTTAAGAGATAAACTCTTCTCTGCTCTCAAGGTACCGCAGTCATATTTGTCTCGCGGCGAAGGCGCAGATGAAGATAAATCGACACTAGCCCAAAAAGACATTCGGTTCGCAAGAACCATCCAAAGACTTCAAAGAAGCGCTCTTTCGGAAATTGCAAAGATTGGAATTATTCACCTCTACACTTTAGGTTTCAGAGGAGATGACTTGGTGAGCTTTACACTCAGCTTAAATAACCCATCGAAGATTGCAGAATTGCAAGAGCTCGAACACTGGAGAACCAAGTTTGATGTTGCTCAGGGAGCCTCGGATGCGTTTTTTAGCAAGCGTTGGATTGCCTCTCACATCTTTGGCTTGACTGATGACGAGATTATCCGCATGCATCGTGAGATGTTTTTTGATAAGAAGCTCACGGCAGCTTTGGAAGCTGTGGCAGAAGGCGAAGGCGGTGACATGGGAGGCGATCTTGGTGGCGACGACTTCGGTGGCGATGATCTGGGCGATGATCTCGGCGGCGATGATCTGGGCGATGATCTCGGCGGCGACGATCTCGGCGGCGATGACTTGGGCGGAGATGAAGGTGGAGATGATGACATGCTTCTTACTGCACCTCCGGGCAGACGAAGCGACAATGTTGCTATTGGTGAAAAATATACCACCCCCAAGGCAAAAGGAAAAGTTTATAAAAAACGTGGACAGGGCGGACACAAAGCCGCAGCGCGGAATTATAGCATGGATTCCCACGCTGGCGGACACAAGAGATCCAGATCTCAATCAAATACTGTGCCAGGGTTAGAAGCACTTTCTGCGCTTGCCAATGGGGTATTTGAGTCAATTGATTCAAAAGGCACTAATTATAAGGAAGATGAAAGTGAAATTTTGCAAGCCAGCCAAGAACTTAGATCTTTCGCCGAGGCACTTTCTCGAAAAAGTAAGATGGAGAAACAGTAATGAAAGCAAAACATAACAAGAAAAGAAACACAGCATTCATCTTCGAAGCACTCAGTCAAGAGATGACAAAGGCAATTGTCTCCAAAGACGAAGCGAAAAAGAAAAAGGTAGTCTCTCTTGTTAAAAATCATTTTAAGAAAAACTCAGAGTTAAGAAAAGAATTAGATTTATATCAGAGCTTAAGCGAGAATTGCGAGATGGAGAAAGATGTTGCTATTCGAATTGTACAAGAAGCAAAAAGAATTCATTCGACTATTGATTCCAAAAAGCTATTTGTAGAGCAGACTGCACTCATCAACGCCATTAACAAAAACTTATCCAAAAGCGTGTTTTCAAATTTTGTTGGGAGTTACAAATATCTTGCCACTATCTCTCAAATGTTTCACAACGATGCGAAAGTGAAGGATCGTGTACTTTTGGAAAACACCGTTGTTGATACCATGACAAAAGAAGAACTTTCACCGGAAATGAAACCTGTTGATGGCATTATTTACAAATCCTTTGTTAAAAACTTTAACGAAGCATATGCTCCGAGCCTTCCTGATGTGCAGAAAGAGTTGCTCGGAAAGTATATATCATCGTTTTCAGATAACGGTATTGACTTTAAAGTATATATGAACGAAGAAGTCGGCCGATTAAAAACAAGGGTGAAAGAATCTCTAGACATCAAGGAAATTAAAGAGGACGACGAGATGAGAGAGTCCACCACCAAAGTATATAAGGTTCTGGAAGAAATGGCAAAGAAGCCTATTGACGAAGAGCTTATACAGCAGGTTATGAATGTTCAGAATTTTGTAATGGAGGTGGATTCCAATGGCGATTGAGATAGAAGTAGAAGGCGCCCCGGAGCTTGATAATAAGAAACGCACCGGGAAATCCGAAAATATCAGCTTTAAGTTGAATGCCCGACGATCTTTGGATGGCAACATCATGATTATGGATCACATTGATATTGATATTATTTACACCCCAGGAACCAGAAAGGTTCTTACTTTTGCAAAAAACACCCAGAGCGACGCAGTGTATGCAGCTCAGAACCGCATGTTTGAATATCTGGTTGGACATGGTGTTGTTACTCCTGGCACAGTACAGGGAGGAAATGTTTACGGCTCTATCGAAGGGCAAGTTCCTGAGCCCGTCGGCGGGTTGGATGCCACCAAGGTTTTTGTAATGTCTGTTGGAAAGTTTTTGGAAGAAGAGCGCCCTTATTTTATGTATGAGAAAGCCTACAAGGAATCTGAGATTGAGAACGAGACAGATCCCCCACCCTCAGAAACCACCCCGTTGGGCGCTGTTCCACAGGCAGCCAAGAAAGGCTCCATTGGCAAGTTGAGAGGATACTGGAACGTCTAATGAACCTCTTGTTATTTGTTTTGTGCGCCTATGGCTTAACACAAATCATCGTTTATGGAACAATTTTTGATAAAATCCGCCCCACCGACGGGTGGATGTGTATGCTTTTTTCCTGCTCTATGTGTGTTGGTTTTTGGGTTGGCGTATTTCTTTGGGGAATAAACGATTTCACAGAACTATTTATCTTCGATAACAGCATCCTAACAGGCTTTTTGTTAGGTTGCCTTTCTTCTGGGACGAGTTATATTCTGTGCCAGAGTTTCGGAGACGAGGGAATTAAACATGAATTACACAACGAGAAGGTGGATGTTGCAACCAGTAAGACGCTGTTGCAAGGGTAATATATCCGAACGGGTTGCGCCCGTTCAATGGAATGGAGAGTTTGATGTCAAAGTATTTGCTTACTGAATATTACGAATTATGTCCGAACGGAACGTGTGAAGATCTACTAACCGAAGCTGAGAAGCAAATGGTGAAGAATGGTGCTATGTTTCTTACGGGTGTAATGCAGAGAGCAGAGTCTAAGAATGGCAACGGCAGAGTCTATCCAACACCGGTTCTGGAGAGGGAAGTAGAGAACTACAAAAAGCTCGTCCGGGATCGTCGCTCCGTTGGAGAACTTGATCATCCCGATTCTGATGTCGTAAATCTCAAAAATGCCTCTCACATTGTTACTGATATTTGGTGGGACGGCTCCGACGTTAAAGGGAAGGTGCAGCTTTTAGGCACCCCCTCCGGTCAGATTTTGCGCTCACTTGTCGATGGCGGAGTTAAACTGGGCATTTCTTCTCGCGGTTTGGGATCTGTAGCAGAGTCTGCCGGAACCACAACTGTACAAGACGACTTCCAACTTATTTGTTTCGACTTCGTTTCAGAGCCCTCTACGACGGGAGCTTTCATGATGAAGGAAAACAAAATGCGAAGCAGCAATATCGTGACAAAAGCCGATAGAATCAACAGAGCTTTAAATGAAATCTTGAAGCCGTGGGAGAGCAATTAAATGAAAATCCGTAAATCCAGATTAAAACAAATTATCCAAGAAGAGGTTGAGAATTTCAAATTCATCGATGTGAGAGAGAGCATTATGGATGGAAGTGCTGCCACCGAGGACGCCGAAGCCAAAGAACAAGAGTCCGAAGATGACACGGGACCAGTGGGAGAAAGCAACTCAGCTCTTGACGAGCTCGTTGTTCAGGAAATCATTAGAGCACTTGGCGAAACGGAAAAGCCGGATGAATGGCATCAGGGCGATAGATCCAAATCTACCAAATCCAAAGCAGTGGTGACGGGAGACTACGAAGAGCCCGGTGTTGACATCGATGATGAAAAGGTTGCCGACAAAGTATTCCAGGAAAAGAAAGATTGGCTTGGCGGCATTAAAGATACAGGAGAGTGCACCCCCCCTTCAAAACCAGGGTGCAAAGGCAAAGCAAAGGCTTTCGCCTTGAGAATGCAACCCGGCGGCGACTTGCACAGTGATATAAACAAGGGAAAGTAAATGAAGAAGAGCGAACTTAAAAAGATTTTAAAACCTATCATTAAAGAATGTATTAAAGAATCCCTTTACGAAGAAGGTTTACTAAAGAATATTGTCTCACAGGTTGTCGAAGGCTATTCCCAAGGCGCAACACCAATCGTCGAAACGAAGACTGTAAGCGCCCCTCCTGTACAGAAAATTAATGAATCAAAACAGATGAAGTCACAACTTGACGAAACAAAGAAAAAAATGCTCAAAGCAATTGGGCAGAATGCATATGGCGGAGTGAACGTTTTTGAGGGAACAACCCCAATGCGATCCGCAGAACCAGCAGCCGGAAACGTTATGGAGGGCATAGAGCCCAGCGACTCTGGCGTCGATATCTCCAAATTAGTTAATAATAATTGGGGAAAATTAATATAGGAAGGCTTATTTATAATGGCATCAAATGTAACGATTAAACCAAGAGCAGGAGAATCCTCAGAAAAACTGGTTAAAAGATTCATGAAGAAGGTTAAAAAGTTTAGGATTATTGAACAAGTTAGAGAAAGACGTTATTACCAAAAAAAGTCTGACAAAGCGCGCCTTGCAAACAAGAAAGCTCGCAGGGACATTCAAAAGAAATTAGCCAAGAAAAAGGCTTTAGAGAGAAATGTATAAGATTGGGATATAATTACCCAATAGACGGAGAAACGACATGGCAAACTATTATCAATATAAACCGGGACTAGGAGCAGTCGGACAGTATCAGGTGTCCGGAAAGCCGTTTATCACAGGCTCGGTAGATTGTTCCGCCGCCCCTACTGAAATTAGCTTTCCGTCCGTTACAAGTTGGATTGTTGTTCAAAATCATTCCACCGCGAGTATCCTCAATGTTGCTGTTTCTGAAAATGGCTTACCTTCGCAGGGAGGAGATAACTATTTTCAGGTTTTCGAAGGTTCAACATACACCTACTGGAGTGTTCCAAGTCTTGATTTGAAACTAACATCATTGTGGATTGAGGGCTCCCCCGACGCCGACGTAATCGCCGGATTAACCGGAATTGAGGTTTCTGAAATTCCAAACAATTGGTCTGGCTCTTCAGGCGTTGGTTAAAAACAGAGGTATAACATGACAAACTATTACACACACAAACCGGGACTAGGCGAAACTGGAGAATACGAAGCTTCAGGAAAGCCGTTTTTTAAGGGAAAAGTAGACTGCAAGCCCGGACCTGTACAGATTGTTTTCCCATCTGTTACCAGCTGGATTGTTTTCCAAAACCACGATGTTACACAGGCAGATTATCTTCATGTCGCCATTTCCGAAAACGGATTACCCTCCAACGGAGGAACTAACTATTTTACGATTCATGATAATTCAACCTATTCGTACTGGAGTGTGCCGGCTCTTCGCTGGAAAGTGACTTCCGTTTGGATTGAGGGCTCTGATAATGTCGATATCGTTGCTGGATTAACAGGGGTTGACGTTTCTGAAATTCCAAACAACTGGTCGGGCTCTTCAGGCGTAGGCTGAGTTTCTCTCACAACCTAGCATAAATAAAGCACCTTTTAGGGTGCTTTATTTTATTTCTTTTGGGATCTCCTGCGAAATAAGCTCTATTTCACAACAAACAAAACAATTAAATTAATTTAAGATTTCGGTAACGATTTTAGCTACTTACACCCGAAGACTGTGGCACAGCTGTGCCTATCTGTCTTTAGCACTTGTAGCAGGTAGGCTGCTGTAGGTGTTTAATTAACAATTTAATCCTTGGAGGGATATAAATATGGCTAACAAAAAAGGTATAGCAGTGTTAAGCACTGTTGACGGCTCTCCAATCCACAAACTTGTGGATGACGGGAGCGCTCGTATTGGCGGAGGCGCCGGCAAAGCAGTAGTTTTGAACGGTGTT